ATGCGTCAGGATTGGGAGTGATAGGACATCACTCTTACAGTCACGACTACATGGTAGGTTGGGATCAAGACACACTGCGCAAAGACATGGAAAGAGCGTCACAAGATTTCATGAGAGAATTAGGTTCCATACCCGAATACTTCTCATACCCATTTGGAGAGTACAGCTTAGAATTCAAAGAACTGGTTAAAGATATGGGATTCAGATTGGCATTTGGACAGCATTCGGGAGTGGCGGACAGTCTCAAGGATCGATTTGAGCTGCCACGATTTCCTATCAATGAGAACTGGGGCAAGGCCGAAAGATTTGAGATGGTGTTGAACACAATGCCCATGCCCTACAAGGAGTTTTTACCTGCAGATAAAAAAGTATCAGAATTCAAAAATCCTCCACAGCTGGAGATAGAGTTTGTGCCAGGATTAAGGAATCTTAAGAATATAGTGTGTACCACCAACGATGGAGACAGCTGGCCCACAGTACCGATTAGATTTATAACAGAAAATAGAGTAATTATTGAACCACTAAATCCTTATAGAGTAAGAACTGCTAGAATCAACTGCAGTTTTGCTGACAGTCCTAAACATTATCGTTGGTTGGGTATACAATTTGTAATACCGTCTATCAAAGCAGAATATTAATACTAATACTAATATTAATATTAATATTAATATATTAATACCATTGTTTTTTTGCACTATCTATTACAAATTTTTTAAAGAAAGTTGAACAATTTTTTTCATCTATTTTAATTATAGCAACATATCGTCTAAAAGGCATTTTATTAATAACAGAGTGAGGAAATTTTGTATTAGCTAAAAGATATATGTTACCTAATTTATGTTTTAAAAGTCCATGTGGCCATATTTTAAGACAAGGATCAAAATCATGTAATGGTATCCATGCGTAAAGTAAGGGTTTTCCACGATTAGAATCTTGATGTGGACGAACCCAGCCATTTATATCTAATGTGTCAACTACCATTCTTTTTACCGCACATCCTAGTTTTTCTAATTGATTGAGTAATTTTTTTCCAAATCGTATATTAGTTTTCCATAATTTTTCTTTAAAATCTTTATGCAAATTTATATCGTTATCAGAACAGATTATTTTTTTAATAGTGTACATCTCCCCAAAAATTGGCAATTGTCTCCAACCTTCCATGTGTGAAGAATAAAACCATAAATCCCCATTAGATTTTTTTTCTGCAAGTCTTATTTGTTCGCCCGGCATCTCAATAAGATGTTGATCAGACTGATCAACAAGCAATTTATAAGTATCGGCATGATCTAATCCACATTCTAGTTCTATAAATGGAAGAGGTGCTTCCCATATATTTTTTTCAATATCATTCCAGTCATGTAAAGGATTAAATCCAGGAAAATCCGCCTCAAAAAAATCTCTAGTAAATTTATCTTTTATCATTTAAATTATAACTTATTTACTAGCCATTGCCACACTGGTAAATTAAAAGAACACTGATACGTGCCATTTAATCTTATTTCAGTACAATTTTCATATACCGACAAAATATTATGTCCTTCTACAGACATACGATCTACCCATGATTGTGGCATAGAATGTTTAAATTTACTACTAGAAAAAAGAGCAGTTTCAAATTTTATACCATCTACTTCTATTTCTCTCACCTGTGCATAGTGGTCCACCCATTGTTCGCCTACTCTAAGCATATCATTATCTGTCTTGTCTAACTGTGTAATTGTCAATAGATTATTCATAGCTAATACACAAGAATATTCACATATCTCATTAATTTGATATTCTCCATTTTTTTCTTGCCATATAGTAGTTGGTATAAATTTTTTATAATTAATAGAAAATTCTAATTGTGGTTTTCTTTTACCAAAACGAAACTCTAAATATAATTTTAATTGATTCATATATAAGCATAATTATATAGATATAAAAATTTATGTCAATAATATTTTAAAAATGAATAATAAACACGAGCAGGTGATAAATCCTTGCATTCAAATATGCACTATAGATCCAGACAGTGGTCTGTGCATGGGGTGTTCACGTACAGAAGAAGAAATCACAAATTGGTTTTTAATGACCCCAGAAGAACGTATAGAACTCGTGAAACAGTTGCCAAAAAGATAGCAATTGACACAAAACATAAAGCCATATATCATATAGATATGAAAATACCAGAAAATGATAAAATCGTTACAATCAAAATGAGCACTGGCGAGGAAGTGGTTGCCAAAATTAAAGATCAAGATGAGCTTACACTAACATTGGATAGACCAGTGGTGATAATGATCAGTCAACAAGGATTGGCATTTGGAGCATTCATTCCCACAATGGAAAGTGTCAATGGAGTTGCAATTAATAAATCAGCCATAGTGGCTATAGGACCTTGTTTGGACAAAGTATCCACAGAATATTCCAATGCAGTGAGCCCAATTAAGACTGTAGCAAAAACTGGATTGATTGTATAGGTTGACTTTTAGATTAGCTTATAATACTATTAGAATGTAGACAAAAATAACATGGGTTATTTTTAGTCACACTTAACGGGTCATTGTGACCCAATTAACTAAGGAAAAAACATGATACAAAATAGTAAAGTAAAAACACTCTCTCAAGTCATTGAGGAGTTCTACGTAGATGGGGAAAGAGAAATACCTCATTTTAAAAAAAGACTACAATCAGCATTAGAAAGATGGGAAGAACTTAAAAAAAATCCCGAAATGAAATTGCCTGCAGGGTTGAATCCTACATCAATTTTAAATTTAGCTGTGATTGTAGAAAATAAAAAAGTTGAAATAACAAATCCTATATCTTTTTTAACATCCATATCTTTTAATTATGGTGTACAGAGGGATCTAAGACCTTCTCACGTTTTAAAGATTCTAGAAAGATTTGATCCGCGAGTGGTGAGACCAATTGCTTCAGCTCTAAGAGATGGAGTATACTATATATTCGATGGTCAGCATACAGCGGTAGTATTAGCTGTATTAGGATTTAGTGAAATACCTTTAACATGGGTAGAAACAATCAATCCAAGTTTTGATGCTGTAGCTTTTGAAATATTAAATGATACTGGTATATTGAGAGCAGGCACAGAAGAAATACACAGAGGACTTCTATATAGATGGAATCAAGATGACTTAGGTACAGGAGACCGTCAAGATCCTCGAGTGAAAACAGCATATCAAGTGGACACTCTATTCAAAGAATGTAACATAGATCTAGATCCTAAAAGAGTAAGAAAATCTCCTGGTAAGAAAGGTCCTAATGATCATTACTTCTCACATTTTGACTATGCTTATAAAGGATTGGAAATGATCGGTGATATCGAACAACTGAGAAAAATATTGTTAGCTATCAAAAAATATTATCCCGAAGAAGACGGAGGAGAGATCAATCAAGGCATTTATATAGGTCTGGTGAAAATGTATGCTTTGGCAAGAGAAGATGGTTCAACCAAATTCTTGCCTGCAGACTGGATAGACAAAATATTATCTGCTCTTGTAAAATTATGTGGAGTGAGAGCCGAACATATACACTCGGCTGCCAAAAAACAATGGCAGTATAAGAGAGGCACGTCATGGGACGCACCTGTGGCAATGAGCACACTAATGAGAGAAGTCTATGTAGTGTGTAATCCTCTAGATAGAACATTTAATCCACCACACGAACCTAAAGTGAATATGGGTATAATGGATGGAGATATCTGTTCTGAATTTAAGCCATTTTATAAAAAAGCGGCTTAATGATATTGGACAAATATCAAAAACTAGACAACAAAGTTAGTGGACGCTCAGCATTCAAGGCGTCCACTAAACTATCTCTAGATGATCAGTGCAAAGCTCTAGATGCACTCAAAGATCTGCTATTAAAAGCGGACAGAGAACTAAAATCATTATGGTATTACGTTCTGCAACGATATCTCAGAGATGTACATAAAAATAGAGCCAAACCAGCCAAAGCTCATTACACAGTTTTTATACCTGAAAAAGAAAAACCACATCTTGAACATCCTATCCCAATAAACAAAATTATATCAGAATATATAGATGGAGAACTCACAGCATTAGAAGCAATTTGTATGCCTATCTGCAATATACAAGATGCTGATAAACATCATTTGCAAGGTGATTGGGAATTAAATGCCACATGGTCTAGACCTTTTAAAAGATACCAGTTGGCAGGAATAAAAAAAGAAATTAAAAACCTTAGGGGAGAAGTGATAGATCCTGATACATGGACCATAGAAGATCACTATAAAATGTTAGGAGTTGACGATTTAATTAAACAAGCTATAATACAAAAATGATCCACACAATCATATTGAATGGAGTGCATTCTGCAGTGGACAAAGTAGAACTAGCAAAATCTATCCAGACAGCAGCCAAAGGCAAAACAGATTACAAATACCTAGATCCCTGTCTAAATGTATCTAAAAAAGTCACAGCAGAATATAAAACTGTGGGACATATGATTGCTGAAGTATTGGAAAAAGAGCGAATGGGCGATTACAAAGGCAGCACTGTGCAGGTCACTCCCCACATCACAGAAGAGATTCGTAAATGGATTGTAAAAACTGAAGCCAAGAACACTGTCACAGTGATAGGTGGTAACGTGGGCGACTTGGAAAACCAATTGGCCATAGAAGCAGTGAGAGAGATGACACTGAAAGAAGATGTGAGAATTGTGTTGTATGTACCAGTACCATATCTAAAAGCCGCAGGAGAGATCAAAACTAAACCTGTACAGCATTCTGTGAAAGAATTGATGCGTATGGGTATCATGCCCTATGCACTGTGTCTAAAGAGTGATATGGATCTCAGAGAAAACGAGCTGAGAAAAATAGCCATGTTCACAGGAGTACCACAGGACAGGATAGTATGGCATACCAATGGATTAGGCGATTGTGGTAAGAAATTAGCAAAATCTATCTATCGTGCTAGAATTTAATAAAATCAAAGGTTGTAGAGATGTATATCAGTGGGCCAAACCTTACATCAAAAATTTTAATGTGGCCGTGGACGTGGGGAGTCGGCAAGGGTATTTTGCACTAAATCTTGAAGAAGATTTTAAAAAAATCTATTGTTTCGATTTTCGAGACAAAAGAAAAGAGTTCAAAATGAATGTAAAAAATTACGATAAATTTGTATATGAAGTTGTAGGCATAGGCGATAGTAATAGAATAACACATACCAACAGCACAAGAGTTGGTAGAATAAAAGAGAGAGGCAACGTGGTTGTGCCAATCAAAACTTTGGATAGTTTTAATATAATAGACATAGGATTCATAAAATATGACGTGGAAGGGTTTGAAACTAAAGCGATATTAGGATCCATGGAAACCATAAAAAAATCGTGGCCAGTTATAATTGTGGAACAAAACAGAGGAAATTTAGATGCTGTGGATTTATTAAAATCAATAGGTTACGAATGTTTAGGAGCATATCAACCACGAGATATGGATTTTCTTTTAATCAAACAATGACATTGAGATATTGACAGAGTTGGTAATTGTGCTATACTACTATTAGATGAAACCATACGAAGTTATAAAAGAATTAGAGAGTGATAACTCACGCAAGTTCAAAGAGTCTGTGATTGAGAGAGAAGATTCTGCCAATAATGTTCAGTTCTTTGAAGGTGTTAGCATGGCCATGGACAAACTGAGAACATTTGGTTTAAAACAAGTGCCAGAATCAAACAAAGATGGTCGAGGCATAGACTGGGGAGATTTTAAAGAGATAGCTCGACAGCTAGAAGAAAGAGAAACCACAGGTAACACTGCAAGACAAGCAGTACAAAAGTTATGTGATGATAGTCTGCAAGATGAATGGAATTATTGGTATAGAAGAATACTAATAAAAGATTTAAGATGTGGAGTTACA